TGATAAGGTAGAAGATAGAGCTGATGCGTTGTATATTATGGATAGTTCTGCTTTGAATGATACTATTACTACAGTAACAAATACTATAAAAACACTTGATTCAAATTATGTAGCTACATATTATCCGTGGGTTAAAATACAGGATAAGAATACAGCAAAACCGATTTGGGTCCCACCTTCAGTTGTATTACCTGGCGTTATTGCTTTTAACGATCAAGTAGCACACGAATGGTTCGCACCAGCAGGTTTGAATCGCGGTGGATTGACTTCAGTACTTGAAGCAAAGAAAAGATTAACACATTCAGATAGAGATGATTTATATGATGCAAGAGTTAATCCTATTGCTACATTTCCAGGTCAAGGTGTTGTAGTGTTTGGTCAGAAAACATTACAGGCAAAACCTTCCGCATTGGATAGAGTAAATGTCAGACGATTGTTAATTGCATTGAAGAAGTTTATTGCTTCTACTTCAAGATTCTTAGTATTCGAACAGAATACAGCAGCTACAAGAAATCGTTTCTTGAATGTTGTTAATCCGTTTCTTGAGGATGTTCAGGCAAATAGTGGTTTGAGTGCTTTTAGAGTTGTAATGGATGATTCCAACAATACACCCGCTGAGATAGATAGAAATCGTCTCATTGGTCAGATATTTATTCAACCGACAAGAACGGCTGAATTTATAGTGTTGGATTTCGTTGTACAACCTACAGGTGCGGCATTTCCTGAGTAGTTCTTTTATTGAACGATTAAAAAACCCTTCTTTATGAGGGGTTTTTTATTGCCCTGTTATATTTATATTTGAGAAGAATAGTAGAAGTATAAAACTTCAGAAAAACTATGAAAATGAAAATTAAGGATTTTTTGAATAAATGATATTTATATATGAAAAGATTTTTTAGGAGAAATTAGATGCCCGAATTATTAGATCCATCTGAGATTATGTTTACACCATTTGAACCTAAGATGAAAAATAGGTTCATTATGTATATTGAAGGTATACCTGCTTATCTTATTAAAACAGCAAATAGACCTTCCATACAATTTGAAGAAGTGGTTTTAGATCACATTAATGTAAAAAGAGTTTTAAAGGGCAAAGGTACTTGGCAAACATTAGAATGTACTTTATACGATCCAGTTGTTCCTTCCGCTGCGCAAGCATGTATGGAATGGATTAGATTATCACACGAATCTGTAACTGGTAGAGATGGTTATTCTGATTTTTATAAGAAAGATATTACATTTAATATGTTAGGTCCAGTCGGAGATGTTGTAGAAGAATGGACATTAAAAGGTGCTTATGTACAATCTGCAGTTTTTGGAGATTTATCCTTTGCAGAAAGTGCACCAGCAGAAATTACTTTAACATTAGCGTATGATTACGCAATCTTACAATTCTAAAAGAATAGGAGTTAATTATGGCAGAAGTTATCGCAGATAAAGCTTGGTGGAAGTCAAAGACAATTTGGACAGCAATTGTTGTTTGTGCATCTAGTATTGCTGGTGAGTTTGGAGTTGAAATTCCACAATCAGTATATGGAGTACTTGCAGCGTTTGGTCTTTATGGTGTTCGTGACGCTGTTGGAAAATCAAGCTAAGTAAAAAAATAAAATTTGTTTTAAAGTAAACAGGTTATATATATTATTAGGTTATTAAATTTTAATCACAAAGGAGTCATTTATGGCAGATGATAGCAAATTTCCCACGGAAATTATTGAATTGCCGTCAAAGGGATATTTTTATCCAGAGGAAAATCCACTTTCGAGTGGTAAAGTTGAAATGAGATACATGACAGCAAGAGAAGAAGATATTCTTACTTCACCTAACTTGCTAAGACAAGGTGTTGTTATTGATAAATTATTAGAATCACTAGTTGTAGATAAAAAAATCAATTTAGGTGATATATTGATTGGTGATAAGAACGCTTTAATTATATCAGCTAGAATTCTTGGGTATGGAAAAGAGTATGAATTTTCATTTACTACTGAAGATGGTGATGAAATGTCAGGTACAGTAGATTTAACAACTTTAAAAGAAAAAGAAATGGATTTTTCAAAGTATACAAAAGGTGTTAATGAATTTTCTTTTACATTACCTAATTCTAAAAGAGTTATTACTTTTAAGTTAGGTACTCAAAAAGAAGAAAAGGAAATAGATAAAGAGTTAGTAGCATTGAAAAAAATATCTAAAGGTGTTAATTATCAAATGACAACTAGAATGAAAAAGATAATAACATCAGTTGATGGTGAAGATGGTGTAGCTCATATTAATAGTTTTGTTGATAAAGAATTTCTTTCACAAGATGCTTTAGCTTTTAGAAAGCATTTAACTTCAGTAACCCCCGATGTTGATATGATGGCAAATGTAAAAGGTGAAGATGGTGTGGAAAGAGAGGTGGCGGTTTTATTAACCGCACAGTTTTTTTGGCCTACTGCCTGAACATAAACCATTAATTCACGAAGAACTATTTAAATTAATGTATTATGGTAAAGGTGCATTTACCTTTTCCGATTCTTATACATTACCTATCTACTTAAGACGATTTTATCTTAAACGATTAGAAAAAGAATATATGACTGAAAAGGAATATATTGAAAAAGAAACTAATCGAATAAGACAAAGACAAAAATCTACAAGTCCAAAAATTCCTATTCGTAAAAAATAATATAATTTTCCATACAATTGATATTTATAATTGAATTATAAACTTATTTTGGAGTTATTCTAATGCCACATAAAATTGGAAAATATACATATGAAAATAAAACAGTTCTAAAAGAATTTTTAGGATCTATACTTAAATCTTTAGCTCAGAAAAAAACTTCTAAAATTATTGATAAATTAAAAAAAGATCCAGAAATGAAGAAACTTTTTAAGCAAATAGATGATTATGGAAAAAAAGTAGATAAGAGAGTTACAAAAAATAGAAAAACAAATCCAGAATTAGATAGGTTGTTAAAGTTAAGAGGTTTATAATAATTTAATATTTTTATGCTATGCTCGTGGTATAAGAATAATTTAAACATCATTTAAGAGAATATTATGGCTAGAAGAAAAGGTAAAGAAAGATTACTTTCCCAGCAGATAGAAGAGTTGGCATCCTTAGAAGAAGGATCCGGAAGGCTTGGTAGACAACTCAATACTATTTATGCAGATTTAGCTGATAATCTTTCTAGAGTTACAAAATCAACAGAAAAACAAAAATCTTCTTTTAATGAACAGATTGATATTGGTAAAAAGTTATTAGGAAATGCTAAAAATATATTTAATATTGATTTACAAAGTGAGGATTTAACAGAAAAAATAGTTGATGCTAAAAAAAGAGGTAGTAAAGCAGAACAAGAAACTCTGAAGAATCTTCAAAGAAATTTAAATGTTCAAAAAGAACTTCAAAAACAAGGTCAAATGGTAGTTGACGAATTTAATAAAGGTTTTGATAAAACTAAAGAATGGGCTGAAGGAGTACCACTTATTGGAGATGCGTTAGGTGGATTAATAAGTAAATTTGATCATTTTAAAGATATATATGCAGATGCAATAGGTGAAGGTTTAGCAAAATTTGATGGTGATGAAGCTGCAGCTAAATCTTTTGCTGGTACTAAATTGGGTGGAGTAGTTGGTGCTGGTATGTTAACTGGTGTAGCGATGTTTGGTAAAAGAGCTCTTGGTATAATGCAAGATTTAGGAATAAGTTTTGGAGAAGTGTTAGGTCATCCATCATTCTTACTTTTTAAAGATGAAGCAATGGCGATAACTGAAGAGTTTGGTAACATTAATGAAGCTAGTGTAGGTTTAACTGCTCAAATGAAATGGATGTCGTTCTGGACAGGAGTAACTGCAGAAAATCAAGCAAAAGTATTAGGAGCTATGGCAGCTACTTCTGATGCAAGTTTAAGTACATTACAATCTCAAATATCTTCAACAAAACAGTTAGCAAAGGCTGCTGGAATTCCATTCAAAGCAGTAATGGAAGATGTAGCAAAGAATACAAAGATGTTTGCTGATTTTGCTAAGGATGGTGGTAAAAATATTATGGAAGCAGCGGTAGAGGCTAAGAAGTTGGGTCTTAGTTTGGATGATGTTGCTTCTATATCTGATAGTTTATTAAATTTTGAAGAAAGTATTACAGCTCAAATGGAAGCATCTGTATTATTAGGTAGAGAAATTAATTTAGATAGAGCACGGCAGTTAAATCTTGCGGGAGATCAAGCTGGGATGATGGAAGAAATTAGCCGTATAGTAGGAACTGAAGCAGAGTTTAATAAAATGAATGTATTACAAAGGAGAGCATTAGCTGGTGCTATTGGATTAACAACCGAAGAGTTATCGAAAATGGTTAGAGAAGAAGAGAAGGCCAATGAAAACGTTGTAGCTAAAGCAGCTTTATATGTAGGATTGGGTGCAGTAATAGGTGCGTCAATTGGTATGATAGCACAATCATTGATTGCTTCAGGAGTTTTAGCACCATTAGGTTTTGGTATGTTTGCTGGATTAGGACCCGGAGCTATGATTGGTGGTGGTATTGGAGCAGCAGCGGGTGCAACAGCTTTTGCTGCTGGTCAGGGAATGCTTTCATTTCAAGGATTACCAGCTGGTACTGGAGTAAACATACAAGGTGGTGCTGCTATGGCGCATGCTGGTGAAACAATTGTTAGAACAGAAAGTATTAATATGGATGATACTAATACTATATTAATAGAAGGTTTTGATAGAATGAGAAAAGAGTATAGAAGTACGAGAATTGGTTAAGGAATAAGATATGGCACTTGTAGATTTAAAATCAGATTTAGCAAAAAATGCAGGAAAGAATTTATCTAAAATTTCTGGTAGATTAAATAATCCATCTCTTTCAGATAAACAAGGTGTAGCCGAATCTTATGTATTCGATGTGAGTAGATTAAATGATCCATCTCTTTCAGATAAACAAGGAAGAATTTTATCAACTCAACTACAATTTGAGGATAAATCTAAGAATGCTAAACAATTCAAATTAGATATAGAAAAAACTCAAAAGATATATTTCAAAGATGGATCATTTATATCTGATATAAGAAGAAGGCAAGAAAAAGGAGAGGTTCATGTTGGATGGCCACATACTGTAAATTGGCCAGGTTTAGAATCTTATTATAAAAAAGCATTATCTGATAAAGATCAATTAGGAATGAGAAGAATCGGTGCTCAAGGTAATAGTATGGATCAACCTTATATTATAAGAGAGGTAGGTAAAAGATGGTTTGGTGGAAAGCAGATTGGAAATACAGTTGATTTTATTAGAGGTGGGGTTGGAACATTTGCTTCTAGAGCAGCGCAAGATGTATTAAGATTAGGAAAGTTTAGTACTACTGATAGAGGAAAAATTTTTATTGGTAAACAATTTTTATTTCAAGCCTTAAATCCAAGAGGTGAATCAACTATTTATAATCCACTTAGTTTATTTTCTGTAGGACCGTTACATATTCCTAGAAGTTTAGCAGCTATAATTCCAAAAGCGGGTATATATGAAAATGTTATAGCAGGTGACCTAAATTTATTACTTAAAGCTGGTAATTGGGCAAAGAATCTCCTCGGCAGTTTTTTAGGAAAAGATGATAAATTAGCTTATGAAGAAAAAGTTAAAGAGAAACAAAAATCTGGGTATAATAAAATAAAAGAGATAGGCAATCCAGGAAGAGTACAAGATGCAAAGTGGAGTGAAGTATTAGGAGGTCCTATTAAAGGTGGTAGAGATTCTGGTAATGTAGATAAATTGAATATGCATCCATACGGTGGTTTGTTAAGTGATAGAAAAGTAAATGATAATGATAGTGATTTTATTCCATTTAAATTTAGAGATGTAGTAAACGGTAAGTGGATTATTTTTAGAGCACTATTAAGTGGTATAACCGATACAGTAACACCCGAATGGCATCCTGAAAGATATGTAGGAAGACCTGATAATGTTTATGTTTATCAAGGTGTAACTAGAGAAGTAGCATTTAATTTTGCTGTATATCCAAAAACACGACAAGAATTGCCTGTTTTATGGGATAAATTAAATTATTTAGTTGGATTGTGTTATCCATCTTGGTATAATAATAGTCCTGGAATATCAATGGTGCCACCTATGATTGAATTAACAATAGGTAATATGTTTAAAAATACTCCTGGATTTTTATCTACTCTTACATTAACAGTAGAGGATGGTTCAACTTGGGAAATTGATAAAGGATTACAGTTACCCAAACATATAACATGTGGATGTTCATTTACTTATATTGGAGATTATTTACCAAGTACAGTTGGTAAACATTTTGAGTTGAATTGGCTACCAAATCCCGCTGGAGATGGAGCGGGCACGTTTGAAGCCGGTACAGGAATTGCTGAACAGATAGCACCAGCAAGAGATGATTCATTATTTGATTTTTTTCCTATAGGTCAACTTAAACCAACAAAACCAGCAGTACCAGTTACACTTGATGAACCCGATATATTAGATGACTTTACAATTCCAGAAATTTAATTTTTAGGAAACAATAATGGCAAGATATAATTCAACAACTATTACAGTAGATAAAAGAAGAAGGTTTAGAGTATATAAACCAACTATGTATCCAAGTATTCCTATGAAAGATAGTGATACTTTTATTACTCCAGTTGTAGGTGAAAAATTAGAAAATTTAGCAAATAGATTTTATGGTGATGGTACATTATGGTGGATTATTGCAAAAGCAAATAACATAAATGATTCAACTGTAATTTCAAATACTTTAAAAAGAGTAAGAATCCCAACAGAGATTCAAGAAGTGTTACAAAAATTAGATGAATTAGCGTATTAAATAAAATGATAGCCTGTTCACCAATACATCCAAAAATAAGAGCTAAACTTCAAGAAAAAATGAGAGTTCTTGGTAGGAGTTCTACGCCTGCTAATACAGAAAAACCTTTAAAAGAGTTAAAAAATTCAAGTGTTTTTACTAAATCTACTTTTATTAGAATGATTTCTCATGTAGAAGCTCCTAATATACCAGTAATACTTATGGGTGGTGAATTACGTGATGAGACTGACGTAAATCTTACAACTACACCAATGGCTCCGCAATTTAGGTTTGCTGAAACTTATGGAGAAACATTTCAGAGTTATTGGAGTTCAGTAGATGATACCCTAAAATCACAAACTCTTAATAAACATAAAAGACCATTACCTGGAATTAAATCATTAGAAGTATCTTATGAAGGTGGTATGGTAACACATAGAAAGGCAACAGTTAGTTGGACTTGTTGGAGTTTTGATGATCTTGAAAGATTAAAAACTCACTTTTTAAAGCACGGTAGGCATCTGTTAATAGAGTGGGGTTGGTCAAATGATTTAAGAACTATGCAAACAGCAATAATGGTAGATAGTTCTGGGGTATATCGTATAAATCAAGAAGCAATAGATAAGAATTTAAAGGAAACTATTGTTAATAATGAAGGGGATTACGATTTAATGACTGGTGTTATAACTAACTTTGAATGGTCAACAAGAGATGATGGTGGATTTGATTGTACTACAGATGTGGTTGGGCTTGGTATTAGTATGCTTGAAAGTGCTACCTCATCAGATGATACCAAGTTACCTGCTTATAAAATATTCCCTAGAGGTTTTTGGTCAAAACTAGGAGATGTATTAGAAGGTGGTGTATTAGGAGGTGGTGTAGAAGAGTGGAGCAAAAAGATTAATGAGTTAACTCTTGATATTAATGTAGATGAAATATATAAAACAAATGCTTCTTTAACTTTAGGAGCAATTGTAAATTTATTACCAGATAAACTTAACCAACTTCATAAATCTAAGATAAAGATAGATTCACCTGAAATAACACATGAAAGGCTTAGTGGTGTGGCGGAAATGTCTATATGGAGAAATACTGCTCTAATAAGTTTTTCCGCTGCAGGTATAACCGGTGTTAGAGAAGCTTGGGTTACTTGGGGGTGGTTTGAAGATAATGTTTTAAATAAATTTACTTCATTAGTTAATGATTCGGAGGCAGTTGTAACTTTTAGAAGTATTGAACCAAAGGTAACTAATGATGGTGAATTTATAAAAGATGATGAAGGAAATTTAGAGTATGAATCTGTAAAAATAAGATCTCATGAGATGTTAAATACAGTAGATGCAAAGAAATTTATTTTGCCAGGACTTTATCCGAATTCTTTTGTTGATATAAAAATAAATAGTAATCAATTTAAAATGTTAAGTACAATGATTTCAAATAGTATAATTAAAAAGGGTCCTAATGGAGAGGAAATAAAATTAAGTAGTGCAGGGAAATATTATTATAAACAAAAAGATACTGGTAAAGCTGTAGTTCTTCCAAACTTTAAATCCGCGTCATTAGAACCATTTAATGTTCCTGGAAAAGCTCTTGGATTTGATCAAAAGGGATATTTAAGGAACGTGTTAATAAATGTAAGAGTATTACAGGATATTTTTGGCGCAGGGCAACCTATTTCTTTAAGAGATGGTATGCAACAATTAGCTGATGAGTTAAATTCGGATTACCAAATATGGGATTTTCAAGTAGTAGTTGATGGTGAGAATCAAGAAAACGCAAAGGTGGTTGATCACAATTTTACTTTTAAGAGAGTAGATACAATAATTGATAATCCTGAAGAAAATTTATTTGTTTTTCCAACTTGGAAACATAACAGTTTTGTTAAAGGTGTGGAAATGAGTTCAACTGTTCCTAATTCTATGGCTCTGTCTACTATGTATGGTGCGAATGTGCCAGTTGAGAGTGTTCTTGGTGGATCAGATTCTAAAGCAAGTAGGCAAGGTTTTAGTCTTGGAACATTAAATCAAGATGGTGTTTTAGATGAAAA